CAATCAGATCTGATTGAGACTGGTCAAATATAGGCTCTCCTCCTGTTAATGATACATAAGTCCACTTAGGGTCTTTAGGGTATCTTATATACTGCGATACCACTCTTCCTATTTCGTTTAGTGAATCAGGGTGTAGTGTTAATATATTTCCTTGTTGAGTGTAAGCAGGGAAAGTAATGTTAGGAGCAGTAAGCATAGACTTATTAAGCATAGTTATTTTACTATGATTTACTTGCTCTGCTTCATTTTTTAAATCAGATTTCTTGTAAATAGAATATGAAACATTGGCAGTAACTAAAGATGCCACACTAACAACTAGAGTAGTTTGATTGGTTATAGAGACAACACTTAAATTAGTCACCACTGAATTAGCTAGAACTACCGATACCACATCTCCAACAGATACTCCGTCAGACTGAAATGTTGCGGATGAATCTATTAATTCTGTATTACCTCCTCCAGTAGATGTAGTAACTCCTGAAGAAGTTACGGTACTATAAATTAATATTTTATTTAATAAATAATAGTCTGAACCTGTAGTAGCTGGTGTAGGAACTACATATTCATTTAATATGTTTTTAGATAAACTGGCTGTAATTGAAAAAGTATCTATTACCTCTTCGTATCCTTTTTTTATATCAGCATATCCGCTTCCTGATACCCTTCCATTCTCTTTATTAATCTGATTATTATATGCTATAAAATATTCATCAAAAATATCTAACTGTGCTTGTTTTGCAAACAAATTAAAATCTGATGGAGATATATAGCCGTAATTATTCTTATTAAGTATAGCAAGAACTGTATTTCTAACAGCATTTATCATCGCTTTCTTTTTTACAAAGATAAGCAAAAAAAAAGAGGTCAATTATTTTTGACCTCTCTTAGCAATCACTAATCTTCTAGTAATTTTTCTAACATTTTTAAAGACTCTATTCCGTCATCACTCTGTAAATATGACGATACAATATACATAGGGTCTTCTCCAAAGGGCACGGTCAACATCTTCTTTTTGTTTGATGATGTATTAAACCATACTTCTTTTTGTTTGTTCCTAAACGATAGCAATCCTTTATCAAAGAATAACTGTACATTAGAATGTAGCTTTAACATAGGGTCATTAACCATTTTTAAGAACGTATCAGGTTCTCGCTTAACAAAGATTAATATATCTCTACGAAGCTCTGCTGTGCTCATTTGCTCTGTATTTCTTCCTAGCAAAACTCTGGATATAGTTTCCACCTGGTCTACTGAAAGCTTTCTAGCTTCAATAAGAGCATCTGCCTCTATATTTAATTGTTCAATTTCTGCTGCTGCATCTTTTTCTTCATTCACCTCAATAAACTTTTTACCATTCAATGGGTGATAATATAAAAACTCTTGCAATACAGGATTGTTTTTTGGAACTGATAAGAAACCATCTACAAAGTCAATAGGTTCTCTAACTACTTGTCCATCTTGCTCATCTTCAAAACAAGACCTTTGGTTAGGAGAATATCTCAACACTCGGTTGATTCCTTTGTCTTCGTCAAAATGTAATAAGGGTTGTCTTCTTGAGCCACCTGAAGGTAATAAAAAAGATATTGGGGCTCTATCTCTAGTAAGTTTGTAGACCTTGTCTACTAATGCATTTTTTTTCATTATATATAAATTTAATTAGATTTAAAAAAAAAGGGAGGCGGTTAAACCTCCCTTAGTAATAATACTACTCTTGGAATAAGAAGAAGTTGTTTGCACCTAACGTACATACAGCTCTCTCAGACAAGAAGTGTACTTCCATAGCATCTAAGCTAGAAGTTGCAGCACCGCCAGCAGAACCTGTAATCCAAGTTTTGTAACGTCTGTCTTCTGTTTCAGAAGCTCTGTATCGAACATGCAAGAATGGTCTCTTCGCGTTCTTACCTAAAATCTGGTCGTATACTGTAGTAGAACCAGCTGGTACTAATAGTCCGTTGATACGGCCTGAGTTAGCTCCAGTAGGAAGACCACCACGCATAGTTGGGTCATTTAAGTATTTCCAGTCAGACTTGTAGAAGTCATATCCTCTACGGAATCCAGTGAATCCAAGGTTTAATGCCATGTCTTTGTCATTGTCAAATAAACCATAAGATGTTCCACCAGCTCCATAAGAGTTTTGAGCTGCTAACATATCATCAATATCAAAGCTAAAATCTCTATCAACGAAAATTACATTTTCTTCAATAGAACCTTGCTTATCTAAACGAGAGATTACTGCATCAAAGTCAGCTAGTGCAGCTGGGTTTCCACCGCCCCACACATTTCCACGATTCTCAACTGCATAGAAGATACCTTCAGAACCTTTGTTCCCTACATCTCCTCCAGCTGCGATTGCTCCTGACGCAGCTTCTGCTGGTACAGCTTCAATCATTGCTGTTTCTAAGTAGTCGTCAAAACGTAGACGAGTTTCGTGCTCTGATTTAAGATACCATAAGTATCCAGATGCTCCGTTTTCAGTAGTTACTTCTACCCATCCAATTTGCGCCATGTCAGACCCGCTTACAGCGTATTTGTCTTTGATGATAATTGGTGAGTTATCAAAGATAACGTCATCAGCTTCTAATGAGCCTACCATTCCACTAGTTCCTTTTTTAAATTCAGAACCATAAATAAACACTGTTCTTGTAAGTCCAGCTGCACCAACTTGTCCAGCTGCTTCATAATAAGCTACATCAAAAGTTGCTGCTCCCGTATTCACGGCTGTAACAATACCTTTGTTTAATCCAGCTCCTGCATTATCAGAGATAACAACAGTCTGTCCTACTCTAATTGCAATGCTTCCAGTACCAGGTACTAATGCATCACCTACTGTGATTGTAGCTGTATCGTCACCAGCTGCTCCTGCTGATGCACAGTTAGTATATTTAGTGTGTAATCTTCCTTGCTCTGCCCATTTGATAAGGTCAGAATTAGAAGGCATCTCTGCTCCTACTAAACGTAAGAAAGATGCGATTGTACGATTTCCATATCGCTCAAACTCTTTTTCATAAGTATCAGGTAAATACTGATTTAAGAAATCAAAGTTTGTAATGTAGTTAGTTGCCAAAGGCACCTGTTCTGCACTCGGTTGTAAAGCAAACCCAGGGGTTGCTTGAACTGCTCCTGCCATAATAATTAATTTTTAAAATTTATTTTCGTTTAATACTTCTTATTTTTAAGCCGCGTCCCGAATCAGGGTTAACTGACTTGACTTGAAATCCTCCTTTATTAGTTACTTCAGGTGCTCTACGCTCGCTCATATTTATATTTTTAGTTTTGCGTATTACATCTTCAGTAGCCTCAGACTTGCCTTGCTCATAAAAGAACTTAGCAAATTTGTCAGGATTCATTGCAATTGATAAAGCTCGATGGTATCCGGCAGCATCACTAACCAAACCTTTATCATCCAAATACTTATTTATAAAGTTCATTGGAGTTTCTTGGCTCTTCTTGATTGTCTGCACATCACCGGGAGAGAAGGTTACTGTTTTGTCGTCAAGCACGAAATCAAAACCTTTGAAATCTTCAGTAAAAACTTTATCGGTTTCTTTTAAAAACCAATTACGTTTTGCCTCACTTTCCTGTTGTTGAGTTTTAACAGATTCTAAATATTGCCTATACTCTTGAAGTTCTTCATTGTTGCTCTGAGAATCAACAACCGGTCTTGACTCAAGTGGTTGTTTGTATAATTCTTTTTGCTCATTAAAATACTTCTTTGCTTTAGCAATAGTTTTCTTTTTTGCTAATTTTGTTTTTTTAATTACAGATTCTTCATCTAGTTCTTCATCCCAAGAATAATCCTCCATTAGAGAATCAATATCTTCAGCGTCTAAACCTTCGCCTTCTGTAACTGTCAAATACTCTCTTAGCAAAGAATCAGGATTCATAGCACTAAAGTCTCTTTGTAATTTTACATAGTCTTCAATACCTCTTCCCGTTTCTTTTTTATACTTAAAGTAAGCCGCAACATCTTCTGGAAGCTGTTCAGCCTCTTCTCTTGTTGCATTTAATTCATCTAATGAATTAATTTCCTTACCATATCTTTTTCCAATATATGAAAGAACGTCTTCTTCTGATAACTCTGCCTGCTCTTGAACTGGCTCTGGTGTTTCTTCAGAAGTTTCTTCTGCTTTAGGAGTGTCTTCTACGACACTCTCTTCAGCAAAATCCATTTTTACTTGAGGATTATTTTCTTTTGTCTCGCTAGAGTCACTAAACTTTTCCTCATGCTTATCAAGAAGCTCTTGTTCAACCTCTTGTACTGATTTTTCTTCAACGGCATCTACCGCTCTTACTTTTAATTCCATTTAATTTAATTTAGATTACAAATTTACTTAAAATTTTAACGCTCATTATCGGGGTGAAAACTCAGATAAATCAAAGCCGTCAAGGCTATCTTCATTAGATTCAAAATTCTGTGGAGGTAAATTATTTTTACGTTGTGAAATCAATTTACTCTGTTCAGTATTTTGCTGACTAATTCTATTAGACTTAGCTTTCTCTCTTGAATCTTCCCTGTTTGATAAAGACTGCTCTGTCATACCATGCATTTGTAAGTTATAATTAAACTCTTGTTGCATTAAGTTAGACTTGAGTTGAGCTTCCGCTTTTTGTCTTTCAATTTCAAAAGCTACTTCAGCTTGCTTCACTTTCATTTTAGATTGTGTTTCAAGCTCTATCTTTTGCATAGCTGTTTGTGCAGCCATTTCTTGAGACTTGAGTTGTTGTTGAGCTGTCATCGCTTGCTTTTGCATAGCCATTTTATCATCACGCTCTTGTTTAGCAAGTCTCTTAACTTTCAATAATTGATTAGCAAGTTTCAAGTTTTTAATCTCACGAATATCAATAGCATCTTCAAGATTAATATCTTGTTTAGATAAAGCCATTTGTATATTCTGTTCGAGCATAGCTTTTTGCTCTTCGTCTGGAGACAGTTCTATAAATACACCGAAGTCATAAATATATAAATCAGATATTTCCCCAAGTATACTTACGTTGTATTTACCAATCTTATTTATAAAGTCCTCCTTAAAGTCTGCATACTCTAAAATATCTGCGATACGATAAGTTAAAGCTTCTGATAAACTTCTGTATATATATAGACTTCCGTCTAATATATGTCTTGTTGCTGTATTTGAGTTTAATGCAGCTAACTTCTGAACACCAACCAAAGCATCTGGAGATGGTGTAGAGCCGTCTCTCGCTTCATTTAAGCCTGTTACAGAACGAATCATACCTAAGTAATGATTATAGTTAGCTATAAGCATTTGCGTCTTAGAAGCTCCAGAACTGCTTGTAAGCTGTTGAATAGGAACTTTACCTTGATTGTATTCTCCGTCTTGAGTATAACTTCTACCAACTACACTACCAGTTTGGAAGTATAGCCTTAATGCATCCGAAGGGTCATACGAAGCTCCTGTTCCCAAGTCAACCTCATTCAATCCATCGGCATCAATATAGACTCCATCAGGTACAGTTCTAGCAATAACTTGCTGCAACTTTAAATGAGTTATCTGTATTAAATCAGCAAAAGGAATCATTCGTCTTACTAGAGACTCAATAACTCCTTTGTACATTCTTGGTGCTACGGCAACATAATTTGGTAAGGCGTGCTGAGAAGAAGACTTTGGTCTAACCATATTCTTTGCAAGCTCCCACTTGAGAATAATATTAGTTCCCATAACCATCACCCCATCATACCATACATCAATAGTCTTTTCTATTTTCTCGAACTTTCCGTCTTCCATCATTTCTTGTGGAGGATTAAAAGTATCGTCTTTTTCTATCATTTTAGAACCACCGCCCTCAAGTATTCTTTTCTTATAAACCATCTTCTTAGTGGTTTTATAATTAAAATACATTAGAGTACAAGTATCTCTATAAAAAATATCATTCTCATAAAACTGAGCTACATTATAATAGTCATACCAACTCTGACTATATTTAGATATCTCTTCTAAATCTTCACGAGTAAGGCTTGGGTCTATCTTTAATAGTTCAGCAATAGGTAATGTTTTAATCTCTCCCCAATAAAAACAATCTTTAAAGTGAGGGTCTTCAGTGTAACTGTACACAACATTAGCCGGGTCTACATATGATATTTGAACTCCAGCTCCAGGTAGGAACTCGTGTTTTGCAACAGACATACCTATAACTGTAGAATCATAGTCTATTTGTTTACGAATATCATCATAATGATTTTCAGAAAACATAGTGTCTATTGCCTCTTCCTCCGCAATTTCAATTGCAGGCTTATAGTTTAGGTTCATGTAAAGAGACAACTCCTCATCAGATGACGGAAGCTCATCGGGGTCCATAATAAATGGGTCTACACCTGTCTGCTCTTGTATCGTAGTCAAGATATCTTTAGCAGCCATTTGGCCCTCTATCATATCTTGATACTTACTTCTTTTTGCTTGAGATAATGCGTCTTGAGCATAAGCCTTAACCTTAAACTCTCGGTCTTGCATACCATTAACAACTATATCTACAAACTTTGGCAATATAGGGACTGGTGTCCAATCTAAGTTTAGATAAGATAAGTCTCCATCTACTGCAATTTCGTTTTTATATTTAGCAATTGATTGCTCCCCTCTTGCGTATAAACGCAGTTTGTGAAAGTCTCTCCATTGATTGTAGTATCTACACTGGTTTCCGTCTTTTTTAAACCATTCGTATTGAATAGCTTGTCCTATCTGTAAACCAAATTCGTTCGTAGCTTTTTCAGCATCAGAAACAAATTGACTTGGAAAGCCTGTAGATGCAATGTCTATTGTAACATCCTTCATCTATCTAATTAATTCACTTAAATTTCCCTTATTTGTATACCTTGCAAAGTTAAGGTTTATTTTTGATTGTTTTTTCTCTACTTGATACATATGCCTTTGTGTTGCCATAACAGCTAATCCAGAACTAATACTGGCATCAAATTTAGTCCTATTATTTATATCAAACTTTGCCCAGTCTTCTAAAGTCCTTGTAAACAACATATTACCCATATCTCCAGATTCCCTAAATTGTCCTTCAAAATCTATACCTACATTTTTTTCTATGTAAGATTCAATTGCAGCAGCGTGAGACTGCTTTACATCCTCAGAACTATTAGGTATACCTCCTAGCTCTTTCTCTGTTTTTGATAGCTTGGACATATGCTTATCAGGTCTGTTCATGGAAAAACCTCTATATCCTCTGTTCTTAAAATGATACAGTAATCTAGGCTTGTTATTCTCCACTAATATTGGCATACCATAAAACACACAAGCCATCAATACTTCTTCAAAAAATATCTCAGCTGTTTGCGGCCTAGCTACATACTCTAAGAAAAACTCATTAGCAGGAGCTTCCTCCATACTAAACTTAGTCATTCCATGTAAAGCTCCATTAGAACCTCCACCGCCGACAGTTCCAGATATATCATAAGAGTCACATCCAAACGCTCCCATATGGTCATTGCCTGGAAACTTAATGCCTCTCCTATCAATAACATTATTTTGCAATCCCTTTGATGGTGTCCAGCTAATTAAAAACCTACCTCTCTTGTCAGGACTAAAAGCCACCTTAGTATCTTTAATTCCATTCTGCCAATAAAAGTTCCCTCTTGTTAAGTGGTGTTCTAGTATTAAAGAATCGTTATAGTCTATCTGTTGGTATATCTTTGTAAGATTAAAAAGAGAAGACTTACTCTCATCTCTAAATGCGTGTGACTCTGTTCTAGGAAACTGTCTGTAAAATTCGTTCAGTGCATCCGCATCTGATTTTAAAGAATCTACTTCAGCCTGCCAATAGTCTATAGCTCCGTTAGTAATCCATTCTCCATCAACACCCTTTCGTTTTTCTTTAGGAGCTATAAGAACTGGCTGCCCATACACATCTATAAATCCTTCCATGTTCATTTCCATAGGAATAAACAAAGAATACATGCCGCTTTTAGTTTGTCCGTTAGCGTTTCTTTTGTTTACATCAGAATCTTCATAGAGCTTTTTAAAATTACTACCGCCTTTATCAAGAGCATTTGAAGTAGAGCCCATCAAACACTTACCTATTATCTTACTACCTAACCTCAAACAAGTCTTGGTGACTCTCCAGTTGTTGAGTATATTATTTGGCTTTATCCACTTACCGCTTTCATCATGGACTAACAGCATAAGCTTTTCACCATCATAGGAGTTGTCATCTGTATTTTTCCAGTCAATAGTGGTATCAAGACCCGTAAGCTCTTCATTAACACTATCGTACATATTTTTCTTTGTAATCTTAGATGCAGGTATCCTAAAGGCTAGCTCAGTCTTTGGTTTATCCATACCATCCTGTATGGGTTTAAAAAAGAACGGAAGTCTATTAGATATGGGAACTACCTTATCGGTAAACATCTTTTTAGAATCCGCTCCAGTTTTTGATAATATGCCTACCCTAGAATCTTTTGCTAATGTACCTGCGTTTACACACTCTGAAGAACCCATAAACGAAAACCCTGAACGTCTAATCTTTAGATATATCATACCAAAGGCTCGCTTATCTGCTTTACACGCTTCCCAAAAAATATAAAATATTCTGTTAGCCTCTCTATAATCTGGATAACCTACATCAATTGCTGACCATTGTAGATACATATAATGTGAGCCAGTAATGTAAGTTGGTTTTCCATTATTCATAAACCAATGCCCTTCTTCCCTATTGTCAAATTCAGACTCTATATAATCTACCCATCTTGATTTAAAAGGAGTAGGCATTTCGTTCCATTGAAATATAGAATATATTCTTGACAGCTCCTTTGGGAGTTCTTGTCTTTCCCAATATTGCTCTGATATATTCTTAGACCTTGAGAAACAATCCTTAGGAAGTACAGGTAAACCTACTTTAAGACCTGATATTTCTACAATATCTCCGAGCGTACCATTTTTAGAAATACAAACAAAGTCATACTTGTCGTTATATCCATACTCCCAAGTCTTAGCTCTATTTTTATTAGCCAAAACACCTTTAGGTATGTATCCCTCTAAAACCTTATAGATGCTACCTTGAGCGTCTTTCTGCAAATCCTTGTTTTGTTTCAACTTTAGTATCTGTGTTATGTGATAAGTTTATATTCTCCTGCTCCTGGTCTATCTTATTTAGTATGTCAAAAGCATCAAAGATGGCTAACTTTTTTGTGGCAGCTGCGTTTTTTAATCTGTCTGCTGCTAATTCATCTTCTGGGTCGTGCTTAATAATATCTTCCTTAGCAACTTTAATAAGCTGTTCAACAGCTTTTCTACCAGCTTGAATTATCTGTTTCTTTAGTTCTTCTGAGTTCATTTTCTTTTACTGCATTTAATTGAATATTTCACAGAACCATTGTAATGTGATTATCAAACATTCGATACAACTTTTGACCATCTACATTAAATTCATATTCAGTATCTGGTCTAAAGGTAACTAGGTCGCCTTCTTTTATACCACGCTCTTGTAATGTTTTATTTATATATTTCATTTTACCCATAAGGGGCTCTTCAGCAAAAGGCTTATGTATATAAGATTCAGTAACTGGCACTGGCTCTACAAAACAATACTTATCATGGCAATGCCACTTATTGTTTTTATTATACATATAAAACTGCTGATTGTCTATAAAAAACAAATCATCCATAAAAAAACTTTTGCCGCTTTTCTGCCGACCCTTCATGTCATTATAAAACTTAAAAACATTATGGTGCACTAAAAGAGTATCTCCTGGCTCTATATCTCCTTCGTATCCTAAAGGAGTAGAAACAACAATAGCTTCTCTATTAGAAGCTATATGGTTTTCTTCTGAGGTACTAGTTATAAAATCTACACCTCCTATTTCTTTTGAGTTATTATATCTCTTACCCTTTGTGGGTTTTACTATAAAATAAAAAGGTGACCTCATTAAAAGTTTATATTATATTCCACAGAAATAGGCATAGTTGAATTAAACTCTTTCCATAAAAATACTTCATCTGCTTTTTGAATCCATATTTTTATTGAGCCTTTATGCTCGTCTTCTTTTATTAAATGAATGCTGTGTGAACCCCCAAGTATTTCTTGCCCTACAATATAGTGCATTGCACTAGACTTATAGTCCGGACCTATTGATATTTTTCTAATATGCATTGTATTAAATTTATTAATACAAATATATGAATTATTTACCTGGAAGTTTTACTCCTATCTTATCTGCCGTTCTCGCTCCGAAATATCCGCAAAGGACCCATGTCAAAAGAGAGGCTGTATCTGAGGTGTCTAATCCCATATACCATCCCCCAACATAAGCAAGTACTAACACCACTAGAGTTAGCGGCCTTACATTTCTAGCAAGCCAGCTCTGGCTTCCAGAGTCTGCAACCCAACGTCTAGTAACACCATCTATTTCAGCGCGCTCGAGTCTAAGTTTTTCAAGAGCTATTCTTTTGTCTCCTTCACTAAGCTCGTTGTTTCCGCTGATAAGCTCTGAGATAACATTGCCTGGAAGTATAGCATCACCAACAATACCTAGTATTGAAGGCGCTTTCTCAATGAGAAACCTTCCCACACCTGTTTCTTTAAACGGTTTTTTTTCTTTACTCATATCACTCGATATGTAGTTTTACCATTTGTTCGCTCTGCTCTTAGGCAGCGCTTTCTGTTTTCATCTGGGTGGACATAGCTTACGTGAATCCAATCTGGATTAGTGTCGTCACCAAACTCCCATATGAGTTGGTCAAAGTTTAAATTATCTTTTATGTATTGGTACATCTCAGCATTTGTTTTATGACCAAGTGTATCATCTAGGTCAATCGCTCGACCCTCACAATGTTGCGAGCGTGAACTTCCACCGATAGCTCGGTTCAATTCTTCGCATCTGTAAAAACTGTTGATTCTTATAGGGCCACCTACATATTTTCTAAGAGGCTCGAAAACATTAACGCTAATGTTTACCATATTAGTAATTTGGTAATCATCAGGTGTGTTTTTAATTCCTAAACGAGTTGCGGTATTAGATTTAATACCTTCTTTATACGATATATGTTCACTTATTCTTTCCATGCATTAAGTACCATTTATGGACTGTGTATCCAATTGATACTAAAAGTAATAAAATTTTTAGTATTACATCTATATGAGTCATAGAAATTCCTAAAGCTAAACTATTTATACCGAGTATTTTTATATCGTTAAAATTCATTATGCTGTATAAGTACCACTTCCGGTATAAGTTAATATTGTATCGCTGCCGTCAGTTGTTACACTTGCGCCCGATTGAGTACCTGAATATGTAGAAGTTAGCATTCTTAAAATAACAACACCGCTTCCTCCATTTCCTCCGGCATTGGTTTGTGTTATTCCTGCCGAACCTCCGCCGCCGCCGCCAGTGTTATTAGTACCATTATCTCCGTTTGTATTTGTGTTTGTATAAGCACCACTACCACCACCATCAACACCAATTAAACGCCCAATTACAGACCTCCCAGAACGACCACCGCCTCCCCGACTTACTGATGAACCAGTAATTAAAGATGACAATCCCGATGCTCCAGAGAAAGCACCACCACCATCACCACCATTATAACCACCGCAACCTCCACCGTTTGTACCTTGATTTGCCGTACCTATTCCAATGCTAACTTGGCTACAACCTCCACCGTTACCTTTACCACCACCTGAACCTCCGTTTTGACCATTTGCAGAAGAATAATTTTGCACACTACCCATTCCGCCGCCGCCACCGCCAACTGAAGTAATTGTTGTGATATCAGCACCGCTTATTGATGAATCACCACCATTGAAGCCTGGACCAGAAGGTGGGGTAGCAAATGGTGGGGTGCTTCCGTTATAAGTACCAAATCCGCCTTTTGCACCGCCGCCGCCTACCGTAATCGTGTAAGTTGTTCCGCTTGTTACTGTAAGGGGCGTTTCGGTTGATGAATTTGCTCCCGAAGTTTCTGAAGCATAAGAATTTCTATATCCACCTGCACCTCCACCACCTCCATATTGTGCGCTTCCGGAATTGTTGTAATTTCCACCGCCGCCACCTGCACCTCCTGCAATTACAAGAAAATCTAAGAAATAAGCTGCAGTATCATTAAGCTGAATCCAATTAGCGCCATCATAATATTCTACCTTATTATCGGTTGTATTATATCTCATTTCTCCATTAGAAGGAGACCCAGGTCTTTCGGCTGTTGTTCCAGAAGTAAGCTGAACAGCTCCTGTGATATCGTTAAATCCTAATACGCTTGAGTTTGATATTTTGGTGGTAGCCATATTTTATTTTTTATTCTTCTTCTTCTATTACTACTAAATCCCAAGACTGAGCATCTTCGTTCCATGTATAAAAATCTGTAGAACCTTCTTCAACAGTTGGATAAGGAACTGGAGAATCCCAATCCCAAGTAGTTTCATTTAAAGTCCAAGATGGAAAAGGTTGTTCAGTTATAAAAACATTGTTAGCTGAATCATAGGTCATCCCCACTCCAGCATAACGAGCTCTAATATTTCCATTATAAGAAGTTTGTATCCAAGTTGTATCTTGTCCATACAAACTCTTACAAAAGTCAATACCAAGCTGCTCGCTTTCATTTCCTTCTGAATCTAATAGTACATCATTTTTTACAACAATGACTTGCTGCACTACGTTATTTGAATCTGTTTTTGCAAAATGTGCCATAATTTATTTATTTAACTCGTTATTAGCTCCCAACTTGTTGTTTCCTCATTCCATATATATTCTTGACCATCATTAGGTTTTTCTACAGGAGCTTCCCAAAGATAAGTATCTTGATTTAATACCCAACTATTAAAATGTTTAAAAGGTATAAACGCATCATTATTACTATCATAAGTAGACCCTAT